GCGTCTGCCTCGATGCGGGCGCGCGCCAGGTCGAAGGCGACCGCGCCATGTTGGCGGCCGAGCGCGCCGGCCAGGAGGCGGAGTACGTCCGCCGATTCTCGGAGCTGTCCAGCGACCGCGATGCGGCGTTCGAGGCGCGCGCCAAGGCCGACGCCATCACGGCCGAGTGCGAGGCGCGCATCACCGCGCTCAAGGCCGCGGTGGGAGCCTGATATGGCCCTGCAACTCGCAGTCTCCACGCGCACAGCCCGTGCGGCCGCGATCGAGACCGACATCGGCACCTCGCCGACGCTCACGATCTTCAGCGGCGCCGTGCCGGCCAACTGTGCCGCCGCGGACCCGGCGGGCTCGCTCGCGGTCATAACGCTGCCGTCGGACTGGGTGGCCCAGGCCTCCGGCCTCTCGTCGCTACTTGGCTCCTGGACGGTCGCCGCCGCCAACTCCGGCACCGGCCTCTCGTTTCGTATCAAGACGTCGGCCGCCGTGTGCAAGATGCAGGGCACCGTCGGCCTTGGCTCGGGCGATCTGAGCCTGAACAACAACGTCATCGCCGCCGGGCAGACCGTCACGGTCACCCAGTTCGACATGACCGAGCCGAACTCTTAGGCCATGCTGCTACTCACCTCGACCGGCGACCTCGTCCGCGTCATCACCGGCGTCGCCACATCGACAATTGAGGTTCACGCGTCGTTCGTCGATCTCGACGGAACGACGGTGACGCCGGGGCGCACCAATACGCTGATTACCACGGCCACCACGACCACGGTCGTCGCCTCACCGACCGGCACCGCGAAGCGCAACATCCGGGGACTCTACGTCGGCAACACCAGCGCGGGCACGAATTGCACCGTCAGCGTGGTGCATACCGACGGCGCCAACGTCGTCAAGCTGATGTCGTTCATCCTGCTGCCCGGCGAGAACATGACGTTCAACGAAGAGGGCGGCTGGCGGCACCGCGACCGATCAGGAGGTGAGTACCCCCCCGCGGGTCTGGGGGCGTACAACGGGCGTTCGATTGGATTCATGAAAACCGGGACCGCCGCCGACGTGACGGGCGCCTGGTACTGCACGTCCAAAGATGCGGGGTTCCCGGGTGCGTGGGCACCGGGCACGCCGGGCATCAATGGCCGCGTGACGGATGGCGTCGTGGCGGCTGACTTCGGTTGCATCCCGATCACGAACCCATCGACGGGCGCGAACTATTTTACCGAGTTGCAGATGGCTAGCTCAGTCAACCATTCACACTTGTTTTTTGATTGCCTCTGGGTCAATACCGCTTTGGTAGTAACGACAACGACGGCGCAGGCCATTACGACCCCGACGCTGCCGGCGCGCGACATCAACGGCTCTACGGACGGCGAGGGCTGCATGATCGCCCTGTTAGTTACGACCACCGTCGCCAACGTGGCCGCCAACTCCACGATGACCGTGCAATACACGAATAGCGACGGTGCGGGCACACGCACTGCGACCCTGGCCGCGCTGGCAGGGTCGCAACTGCCGGCTACCGCACTGATCGGAACGATTATTTGGTTCAACCTCGCTGCCGGCGACAGGGGCGTGAAATCCATTGAGGGAATAACGCTCGCTACCACGATGGTTTCCGGCGCGATCTCCCTGATGATCTGCCGCGACGTGGCGATGATTGGGACATCGATTGTCAACGTGACCGCGCAAAAGGTTTCGAACACGCCGGGCATCAGGCTTTATAACGGGTCGTGCATCCTGCATTGCAACGTAGCCTCAGCCACCACGGCGACCTTTTATAACGGCGAACTGTCGGTAATGGAGCGTTGAAGTGGCCCGCGTTGGGTCATTCGATGAGTGCGCGGCGCCTAGCGGATGGTTCGACGCGTATGCCGCCACAGAAGGGTGGTTCGACGAGGAGCTAGTCGCGGCCGGGCCGGCGAGCATTACCGGCACCCTGGCGGTCACGCTCGGGGCGCTGACGCTCACGTCGCAGGTCACGGTCCTGGTGAGCGGCACCTCGGCCACCACCCTTGGCATCCTCACACTGACCGGCGCCGGCAATGTCCCCATCGCCGGCACGCTCGCGCAGACCCTTGGCGCGCTCACTCTCACCGGCGTGGGGACGGTGGGCGACGTCGACGCCACCGGCACGCTGGCCGTCACCCTCGGCGCGCTCACGCTCGTCGGCGCTGGCGCGGTCGACATCGTCGGCATCAGCTCGAGCACGCTCGCCGCGCTCGGCCTGACAGCGAACGGCACGGTCCTGGTGAGCGGCAGCCTTGCCACAACGCTCGGCGAGCTTGCGCTCGTGGCGGCCGGTAACGTCCTCATCGCCGGCACGCTCGCGCAGACCCTCGGCGCGCTCACTCTCGTGGCCGCCGGCAACAACGGCGTCTTCCCGCCGGTGACCGATGTGCCGCGCGCGCACAGCCCAATCCGGCGCGCGGGGTCGCTGCTCTCTTGACGCCACACAATCACAATGCTGTAGTGTTGTGCCCATAGTCACCCTGGAGCCAGCGCTTGCTGCAACGCGAAGACTTTCGTACGGACGTGTGGAGGCGGCTGAAGAAGCAGCTCGACGCTCGTCTCGCCGAACTCCGCGAGCAGAACGATGGCCTCACGTTGACCAGTGACAAGACCGCGACGATCAGAGGTCAGATCGTCGAGGTGAAGAACCTGCTTGCCGCGCCGCAACGCGCCGCGAGCGAACCCGCAGAACCCGGCGCGAGCTGGCTTCCGCAGCCCGACGCGTAAGCGTCGATCACGACCACGAGAGACATGACGACCGAAAGCCAGCAAGAAGAGAAAGCAAGAATCTGGGCCGAACTCGACGAGGCCGATCGCAAGGGAATCCCCGCGCAATCGACACCCCAAGAGCCGGCCACGGCCGCATCGGAAACCGCGACCAGCCCCGCAAAGGGAGAGACCGCCGCCCCGGCCACGGTCGACCCCCTAGCCGCTGCAACCGCCGATCCTTACGCGGGAGTTCCGCAGATTGTCCGTGACGAGATCACGGGCCTGAAGTCGATGTTCCAGCGCAAGCTGGACGACGCCAACGGCAGGATCGGTGGACTGAACCGCGAACTCACGCAAATGCGCGAGGCGGCCAAGACCACGACCCACGCCGGCGGCGACGCGCCCTCCGCGACGGCCCTGAAGGCCGCCCAGGGGGACGCATCGAAAATGGCCCAGCTGAAGGCGGACTACCCCCAGTTCGCCGAAGCGCTCGAATCGGCCCTCGACGAAAAGCTGCAAAGTGTGCAGGCACAACTCGCCAACGCGAGGCCCGCAAACCAAGTAGCCGGGATCACCGCCCAGGACTTCGAGAAGTTCAAGCGCGATTCCTTCGTCGAGAGCAAGCACGAAGGCTGGCAAGATCGAGTCAAGGCTCCTGCATTCCACGGCTGGCTGGCGAGCCAGTCCCGGGAGGTGCAACTCCTCGCGGCGTCTGACGACCCGCGAGACGCTGTTCGCCTCCTGGACCTCGAGAGCGTGGCCCGTCAACGGCCCACCTCTCAGTCAACGCAAGACCAAACCCGCCTCGACGCGGCCGCGGTCATCCCCACCGGTCGAGGCGCGCAAGGTGCGCGCGTCGGCAAGCCGGTGGACCAGATGACCAAGGCCGAGTACTGGGCGCACCTCGACCAACTCGAAGCCGAGAAGGCAAGGGCCACGGCCCCCTGACGGCGCCACCGCAAACCAGAGAACAACCATGCAACAGTACAACACCGTTCCCTCCCGGAACCTCATCCAGGCCGAGCGCGACATGCTCGCCCGCGCCGAGCCGATCAAGGTCATCTCGACCTTCGGCGACAGCAAGCCTGTGCCCCAGAACAAGACCGACACGGTCGTGTTCCGCCGCGCGCTGCCGATCGACGCGAGCGCCACCACGGGCGCCCCGTCCGGCATGGCCATCAACGACTACCTGCTCCAGGAAGGCGTCACCCCCGGCGCGCGCACGATCTCGTACCAGGACGTCAGCGTCACGCTGCAGCAGTTCGGCGTGCTCATGAAGCTGTCGAGCAAGGCCGAGTGCCTGTACGAAGACGACATCCCGAAGGACATGGTCGCCCTTGTCGGCGAGCACATGGGCTCGATCGAGGAGCTGATCAGCTACGGCGTCGTCCGCGGCGGCACGAACGTGGTCTTCGCCAACGGCGCAGCCCGCACCGCGATCACCGCCGTGATCAACCTGAACCGTCTGCGCCAGTGCGCCCGGGTCATCGAGAACGCCCACGGCAAGCGCGTCAACGAGAAGCTCGCGGCCTCGATCGCCTACGAAACGCGGGCGATCGAAGCCTCGTACCTGGTGTTCCTGCACACCGACGTGGAAGCGGACGTCCGCGGCCTGGCCGGCTTCGTGCCGGTCGCTCGGTACGGCTCGCAGAAGGTGGTCCACGAGCGCGAGATCGGTGCGGTGGAGCAGTTCCGCTTCATCACCTCGCCGTACTTCCGCCCGTTCCTCCTGAGCGGCGCGAACGCGACGGTCGGCACGGTGCTGGCTGCCGGCATCGCCTGCACGGGCTCGAACGCCTCGGACGTGTACCCGGTCATGGTCATCGCCAAGTCGGCGTGGGGCCAGGTCGCGCTGAAGGGCATGGACGCGATCGACCCGACGTACCTGCCGGCGAAGGTCAAGAGCCACGCCAACCCGCTGGGCCAGTTCGGCTACGTGGGCGCGCAATTCTGGAAGAACGCCGTCCGGCTCAACGAAAACTGGATGGTCCGCTACGAAGTGGCCGCCACCGCGCTGTAAAGCTGATGCCCCGGGCTGATGCCCGGGGGCTAAGCGCAACCAACCACACATCAAACCGGGAAACACAATGGACAACCTTCAACTGAGCCAAGGCGGCAACTTCAACCTGGTCTCGCCGGCCCTGGCCGCCGCGGCCTCCAACATCAACCTGAACGTCGCCGTCGGCACGCTCGCGCACATCATCGACGGCGTGTTCGTCACCCGCGCAGCCAATGCGTCGATCGCCTGGACGATCGCGGAAAACGCCGGCGTGTCTGGCGATCCCGGCAACGGCAGCTTCACCGGCGCCGTCGGCGGCTCGACCCGTCTGTACGGCATCTTCTACGACGCGGCCGGCGCGCTGACCGCCAAGGGCGGCCCGATCGTCAACACCGCGCAGCTCGCTGCCGGTGTCGCCCCCCTGCACTTCCCGCCCCCGCAGCGTAACCGCGTCTGCTGCGCCGCCGTGCGCATCACCCTGACCGCCAACACGACCTTCGTGCCTGGCGTGACCGCGCAGAACGCGACCGGCGTGACCACGACCTACCTGGCCCTGTTCTCCATCCCGGCGGAGCCGCTCAGGGTCTAAGGCGGAAGGCGTCGGGAGACGCCGCCGCACCCCCGACAAGCCCGCCTCGTGCGGGCCTTTCGGGTGAGGGCCCACCCGGGAGCCCGAGCCTAACCGCTGAATCCCGGGTGCCAATCAACCAGGAGAGACCCACATGACCGATACCCGCAAGGACGTCTTCGAGCGCCGCCCAGGCGTCGACTCCCGCTCCGTCGAGCACGACAACCCGACCGAGCGCGTCGACATCGCTGCGGCCGTCTCTACCGGCAGCGGCATCGCGCTGGTCGACACCGCCGCCGGCATCGAGACCGAGCCGCCGACGCGCAACATCGCCGCCGCCCTCAGCGATGAGCAGTTCTTCGCGCAGCCGATCGAGATCATCTTGCATGCGGCCGCCACCGACGACGAGCACGAATACTGCGAGGTCACGGTCAACGGCTTGCGGCACTGCCTGCGGCGCGACGGCGAGACGGTTCACCGGACCACGCGCGCTCACCTCGCGGTCATCTGCGCGGCCAAGGTCCAGCGCGTCGTCCAAAAGAAGATCACGAACTCCGACGGCTCGATGGGCTACGAAGAGAAGGCGGCGCTCCAGGCGCTGTACCCGTTCCAGCTGGTGAGCGACCCGAACCCGAAGGGCGCCGCCTGGCTGCGCCAGCAGCTCCAGAAGGGCTGAGCGGGTGAACTTTCTCCAGCTGGTCCAGAAGCTGCGCCAGCGCACGGGCGGAGCCAGCTCACCGTCGAGCGTCGTTGGCCAGACTGGGGAGGCCCTCGACTACGTCGACTGGACCAGCGAGGCCTGGGACAACATCCAGACCGAGGAGCCGGACTGGATGTGGATGCGCAAGGACGCGACCTTCAACACCACGTCTGGCACCTCCGCCTACCTGCCGCCGGCCATGTCGCCGACGCCGTACGCGAACGTCGCGAAGTGGCGCGTGTTCGACTCGGCGCGCTGCTACACCACAGCGCTCGGCCGCATCGACGAGGGTTACCTCGGCATCTGGAGCTACCAGGACTGGCGCGACGGATTCGACTTCGGCCTGCAGTCGACCGTCCTCAGCCGCCCGAGCATCCTCGCCGTGCGCGACGCGGACAACGCGATCCTGGTCGGCCCGACGCCGAACGCCGCCTACTCGATCAGCCTGCAGTACCAGTGCGTGCCCACCACGATGACGGCCAATGCCGACGTGCCTGGCCTGCCGCTGCGGTTCCATATGCTCATCGTCTACAAGGCGATGATGCTCTACGCGGCTCACGAGGCCGCGCCGGAGGTGTATTCCGAGGGCGAGCGCGAGTACAACAAGATGATGGCCGCCCTGCGCCTGGACCAGCTCGAGACGATCCACTTCGGCGCACCCCTGGCCTGACGCCATGAAGCGTCCGCCCTCCCCGGTAGAGGCGCCCGTCAAGCTCGACTCGTTCGCGCTGAAGGGCGGCCTTGACCTCCACAGCCCGCAGCTCTCCCTGAAACCAGGCGTTGCCCGCGACGCGCAGAACTGGGACTGCTCGATCAACGGCGGCTACTCGCGCCTGGACGGCTACGAGCGCTACGACGGCCGCCCCTCGCCGTCGACCGCCGTCTACGGCACCCTGTCCGCCACGTCCCTGACCAGCCTGGCTGTGGGCGACGCGATCAACGGGCAGACCTCCGGCGCGACTGGCGTGGTCGCCTACATCGACGGCCTGACCGTGGTCTACGTGAAGGCCACCGGCACGTTCGTCGTCGCTGAGAACCTGCGCGAGGTTGCCTTCGTTGCCGGCGTCATCACCGCCGTCGGCATCCTGGTCACCAACCAGACCACCTCGGCCACCTACCGCCTGGCCGCCTACAACATCCTGCGCGCCGACATCGCCGCGGTGCCGGGCTCGGGCGGGGTGCGCGGCGGTTTCACCTACAACGGCTTCGACTACGCCTGGCGCAACAACGCCGGCGGCACCGCGGCCATACTCCACCGCGCTGGCGCGTCCGGCTGGACGGCCATTGCGCTGCCCTACGAGGTCTCCTTCACGGCCGCCAGCGGCGCGGAGCCGGTCGAGGGGGCCACCATCACCAAGGGCGCCGTCAGCGCCGTGGTGCGCCGCGTCATGGTCCGCACGGGCACGTTCGCCGCAGGCACCGCGGCGGGACGCTTCATCACCGACCTGCCGACCGGCGGCAGCTTCACCGCCGGCGCCTTCACGGCCGGCGTGACCGCAACGTGCAGCGGCGCCCAGACCCAGGTCGTGTTCCTGCCGGGCGGCCGCTTCGCGCACGACATCGGCAACGCCGGCAAGGGCGTGCGCGTCTACGGCGCCGATGGCGTCAACCGCGGCTTCGAGTTCGACGGCACCTACCTCTGCCCGATCGCGACCGGCAACACCGTTGACGCGCCGCTGCACGTCAAGGCCCACAAGTTCCACCTGTTCTTCTCCTTTGTCTCGAGCGCGCAGCACTCAGGCATCGGCCAGCCATACACCTGGACGATCGTCTCGGGCGCGGGCGAGCTGGCGGTCGATCAGAGCATCACCGGCT